GACAACATTCAATCCGCATCCAGGTCTGCGCAGGTATCCGCTGGCCGAGGTAGCAACACCCAAACGGGAAGACGATGAGCCTCAAACTGATTACCTCGCCTGCGACTGAGCCTGTTTCTGCTGCAGAAGTAAGGGCGCACGCGCAGATCGACATGATCGAGCGTGAGCCAGCTCCAGGAGTCGTAACTGCTGCGCTGGCCTCACCTGCTGTTGCGGGGAACGTAAACGCGGGCGCACACCGATACAAGGCCACGTTCGTCACTGCTGACGGGGAGACTCAAGGAGGAACAGCATCGGCATCTGTGACCGTTTCTGACGCTGCGGTAAACGGCAAGGTTGAACTGACGGCGATCCAACTCGGCGGCGCGTTGGTGACGAGTAGGAAACTGTACAGGACGGCTGCGAACGGGACGACCTATCTGCTGCTGGCGACCATCGCCAACAACACGGCCACGACCTACACTGACAACATCGCCGACGCAAGCCTGGGGGCTGAGTCGCCTACCGCGAACACGACCGACGACCCGCTGCTGGCGATGCTGATAGCCTCGGCGCGCATGTCCGCGGAAACGATCACGCGGGTAAAATTTATCACGCAAACATGGGAATTAGTGCTCGACGCATTTCCTTCGGTGGAAATCAAATCCGTGCTCACGCCGGTACAGTCCATTACCAGCGTGAAATATCTGGATAACGATGGCGTTTTGACGACGCTCGCATCAGACCAGTACACGCTCGACGCTGACACTCCGCCAGGCTGGATCATCCCGGCGTACAACACATCATGGCCGGCAACTCGAGACGCTGCTAACGCTGTTACCGTGCGAATGGTAGTTGGCTACGGGGCCGCTCCCGAGGTTCCGCAGGGCATCAAGAATTGGATGCTGATTAGAATCAAGCAGATGTACAGCCAGCGCGAGGCCATGAATGTCGGTGGCAGCATTGCCGAGTTTCCGCGTGCATACGTGGACGGACTTTTGGATCCATTTCGCGTCCTAAGTTTCGTATGAAATTCGACAGGCGGTGCAGGATCGAGCAGAAGCAAATCACACTCGATGCGACCTACGGAACCGAGGTAATCACCTGGACGCTATACCGTGTTCTGTGGGCGAACATTCAGGACGCCTTGCCTTCGCGCTCGGAGTCGGTTTTGCAGGGGCTGGCCGTCGCAAGAAATCAGATCAGAGTAAGGTTTGAGAGGACAGCGGACACCGAGGCGATAGATTCGTCTATGCGCTGCATCCTTTGGCGTCCTGGTGAGGTTGTTTTCCAGCTCGTCGGCGGGCCGGCGTGGGTGGATTCTCCGCGCGGGATCGAGATCGTTATCGAGCGATACAGTACAGGGGGCGCGTAATGGCAGAACTAAACGTAAAGGGACTGAAGGAACTGCAGAAGTTTATGGACACGCTTTCGCCGAAGCTTGAGGCAAATGTGATGAGATCGGCACTCAGGGCGGGCGCGAATGTAATCAAAGCTGCGGCAAAGCAGAATGTCCCGGTGAAATCCGGCACCTTGCGCGACAGCATCAGGGTCACAACTCGCAGCCGAGGCGGGAAGGTTTCGGCTTCGGTGAATGTTGGCGGGAAAAATGCTTGGTACGCTCACATCATCGAATTTACCGGAGCCGCCGCGCACAAGATCACTGCAAAAAAAGGTAGTGCCTTGGCATTCGCGGGCGGGCTTTACGAATCTGTCGATCATCCGGGGATGAAGGCGAAAGCATTCTTTCGTCCAGCCTTGGATGCTCAGGCACAAAATGCAATCGTCGAAGTTGGAAAGCACATTAAGTCGCGGCTCGCAACAAAGCACGGAATAGACACAGCTGGAATTGCAATCAAATAGGAGGCGACATTGAATATCAGGATGCTGGTAGCAGTTAACGGCACGGTGGACGGCGTGAAAATGGGTCCATATGTCAAGGGTGCAGAGTACGACTTGGACGATGACCGTGCGCGGCTGTTCATCGGCTCGGCGATGGCGGAGGAAGTTGTCCCCGTCGTGGTCGAGGAAGTGGCGGAAGTGGTCGAGGAAGTTTCGGTCGAGGAAGCGCCCGCCGAAGCCGTCGCGGAACCAGATGAAGCGCCTACAGGCAGGCGGCGCAGGTAGAAAATGAGCGGCGTTGCAATTGTCCGCTACCTGTTATCGCAGAATGCGAACCTGATCGCAGAGGTTCCAGCGGCGAAAATACAGGCAGGCGTGATCCCGCTGAATACCGTGCTGCCTGCAATCTCGGTTATGCAGGTCAGCGGAGTCCCTCGAAACACCGTTGCCATGACAAGCGGCGCAACCGTGCTGGTTACGGATCGCGTGCAGGTCACTGTAATGGCCTCGAACTACCCATCGCAGAAGTCCATCCTCGCTTTGGTGCGGGCAGCGTTGCCGGTCAGTGACGGCACGGTGAACGGATTCGCCGTAGATTCGATCTTGCCTGACGGCGATGGGCCAGACTTTTTCGACGCCGCGCTTGGGATATACATGCAAAGTTCAGACTGGATGACACGTTTCCGCAGATAGATTTTCGCATCGACCGCAGCAAAACATACCGCCCTTGAGGCGGCTTTTTATTGTCCAAGGAGCACATCATGGCCGTTCGCACATCCGCAACAACCGTTCTCAGCATCTCTGCCGGGGTGCCCGCGACCTTCGACGCCGCAGGCTACGCCGCTCTTGCATTCACCGTGGTTGGCGAAATCACGAACCTCGGCGAGTTCGGGCGAGAGTTCAATCTGGTTACGCACAATCCCGTCGCCACACGCGGGACGCAGAAACTCAAAGGCGCGTTCAACGAGGGCGCGCTGGCTCTCCAGTTGGGCCTCGACACAGACGACGCAGGGCAAATCCTGCTGAAAGCTGCGGCTCTGTCGGACAGCCTATATGCGTTCCGCATTGCCATGCCGACGACGCCCTCGACCCAGGCCGACAAGTACTTTTTTCAAGGCTTGACGATGGGCTTCAAGGTCGGCTTGAACGATGTGAACTCGGTTTCTGCTGCGACTGCGAATATCGAGATCACCACGTCAAGCACTGGCGTTGGCGTTGTAGAAGTTCTCGGCACGTAAGGGGGGTAATCATGGCAACCTCACTTTCTGCACGGCTCGGCCTCAATCTGGCCGCTCTGATCGAGGATTCTCTCGACGTCGGCATCGTCAGTTACCCGGCGAATTTCGGCGCGAACTACAATTTCGCCGATGGGACCGGGGCGAATCAGGCCAAGAAAATTTGGACTGACACGCGCACGTTGACTGCTAGTGCAACGGAAAACCTTGATCTAGCCGGGGGCCTGACGGATGCGTTCGGAGCCGCTCTCACATTCACGGCGATCAAAGCGCTGATCGTAAAAGCCGATCCAGCGAACGTGAACGACGTTGTTCTCGGCGGTCATGCGAGCGCAGCTTGGGTAGCGCCGTTCGCTGCGTCTACGGAGCGGGTGAACGTCAAGCCTGGCGGCATGATTGCGCTCGTCGCGCCGGATGCAACTGGCTATGCCGTAGTCGCCACAACCGGGGACTTGCTCAAGGTGCTAAACAGCGCAGGATCAACAAGCGTTATCTACACAATCATCATCATCGGCGTCGTCTAAGCCAACCCTGCACCGACCCGGCCTGATTCGCCCTTCGCGGGGCGGTCGGGCTGGGCACGGGCGTTTTTCACTCCGCGAAGAGGACTAAAAATGGATATCCGTAAATATTCTGTCGAAGAAACCGGCACTCTCGAACTGCTCGAAGCCAATGACGATCCGATGCTCGGCGATGATGGAAAGCCTATGACGATCACGATGTACGGGCCAGGGTCAAAAAACTACGCCAAGGCGCAGGCGGCGCAGCAAAACCGAATGATAGACAAACTCAAGCGCAAGGGAAAGACAGACCAGACCGCAGAAGCGAAGGGTGCAGAAGCCGCTGAATTCCTCGCCTCTTGTACGAAGGAATTCAGCGCGAATATAGAATATGACGGCCTCGAAGGTGACGCGCTTTTCAGGGCGGTATATGCCGATACCAGCATCGGGTTCATCAGCGACCAGATCGCAAAATTCATCGGTGACTGGTCGTCTTTTACGAAGGGCTCTACACCGACCTGAATCTGTACGTCCGGCAACTCGCTTGGCTGCATGGAATACCTGAGCGTGCGCAGGGTGACAAATCAACGGAGCCTTTGCCGTCGCGAGTCAATCGGATGGAGGCGGACGGTCTGGAGCCCGAACTGCCAGAGGTCTCTGCGCAGCACCTGATCGGCTACCTGCTAGAGATCGGTCCGACGATGGGCGATGGGCCGCTGACGCACGGCGAATTGCTGGCGTGGATGCAGAACACAGGGATTGAATTGCAGGCGTGGGAGGCGCGATATCTGCGCCGCCTGTCGATAGATTACATGGTGCAGTCGCAGAAGTCGGACAGAAGAGATTGCCCTGCGCCATATCAGCCGGAGGATATGACGGACGAGAACCGCGCGGCGGTAGCTCGGCAGGTCAGAAATTCGATGCGCGCGTACACGATGGCACAACCTAATACGAGGAATGAGTAATGGCGCAGACCGTGGGGGTTTTGACCATCGAAATGAACGCCAACATTGCCAGGCTATCGAAGGACATGAGAGAGGCGAAGGGCATGGTCGGGAGCGCGATGAGCAGCATCTCGCGTTCTGTCGCGGCCGCAACGTCTGTTCTCGGTGCGCTCGGTATCGGGCTTGGCGTTGCCATGTTCGCTCGGATGGTCAAGGGATCGCTCGATGCGCAGGACGCGATCTCCAAGCTCTCACAAAAGATCGGGGTATCGGTCGAGATGCTGGCCGGATATCAGCACGCTGCGGACTTGGCGGGCGTAAGCAATGAGTCATTGACCAAGGGTCTAAAAAGCCTGACCTCGCAGATGTTCGATGCATCAATGGGCCTGCTCGAATCGCAGCGCAACTTTGCCTTGCTCGGCGTCGAGGTCAAAAACGCCGACGGCACGCTTCGAGTTGTCGATAAGGTCATGCTCGATGTTGCGGAAAAATTCTCGAAGATGGAGAACGGCACGATAAAGTCAGCTCTCGCCGTGAAGCTTTTCGGCAAGGCTGGTCTCGACATGATCCCGATGCTGAACGAAGGCCGGGAGGGTCTCGCCGCGATGGTCGCGGAGGGGCAGAGGCTTAATCCCGTTACGGCGGAAAGCGCACGGCAGGCCGAGATTTTCAACGACAGTATTTCACGGCTTAGCAAGAGCGTTTCCGCTATAGGCATCAGCTTTCTAAATGACCTTCTTCCAGTTTTGTCTGACATGGCGAAACTGTTTTCAGACGATGCTTTGTCCGGGAAGGTAAGGAGTACCGGGCAGGAGATGGACAAGCTAATTCCAAAGGTCACTGTTCTCGGTGAGACGCTGAAAGTCATAACCGTGCTCGGTGCAAATTTTGCCTTTGTGTGGACGACGATAGGAATTGCGATTGTCGGTGTAAAGGAACAGGTAGCAGGCTTTCTTTCAGGCGGGATTGGCGGGTTTACGAAAGCCCGCGAAATGATGATTGGCATACTAAACGACGAGCGTAAATCTCTCGACGAACTTGAGAAGCGCTTGATGGGCGTTGGGACAACTGCGTCTGCTGTTGCGCCGAAACTGGCCGGAGCCTTCACGCCAACGATCAAGCCCGTATCAGATACGGAATCCGCATACCGTGGCCTAATAAAAACGCTCAAAGAAAAGCTGCTCATTGACACGGAACTAACAGAGGTCAACAAGCTGCAATTGACGCTCGATGCGATGTCCTTGAAAAAACGTTCGGAGATCAGCGCGGCACAAGAAAAGGAACTGAAGGCGCTGGCCGCAGAGATTGATCTGCGCAAGCTCAGAAACGCGCAGATAGAGAATGACGCTAAGAACGAGGAAGCGCTGGCGAAGTTCAGGCAGGAAGGCGCTGAGGTTGTGGCAGCGTCCTCACTAGCGCAGGGTGAGGCATTGATTGCAGGATTCGAGGCCGTAGAGCAGATCGAGTTTGAAACCTCGCTGATCGGCAAATCTAACGTGGAACGAGAAATTGCGATTGCCTTACGCGGGATTGAATTGAGCGCGATAACTCGGGAAGGCGATGCAAGAGAAAAACTTGCTGCAAGGACGACCGCCGCTCTCGAAGAGTCTCGCGATGCGTCGCGGAGTTTCATAACTGGATTGCAGGAAGGGTTCAACGTATACCTTGATACAGCGACTAACGCTGCTGCGATGAGCAAGAATCTGTTTGTGAATGCCTTTCAGGGAATGGAGGAT